TTAGATGATTCGTATCCTTTGATTTACTGGGTTCAACCACTCCAGGGCCAATTTGGAATAATGATTCTGGTTAGAGGAAGGTAATGTGTTGTCATAAAATCCTATACCTGTTAAACTGGTTGCAGGTATTTTGTTTGATTTTATGGTGGTTGGATACTTTTGTAAAATCATTGTACGCAAATTCTGTGCAGGGTTAGGGTTTGCACAGGTTCCACTACCTTTATTCCAGAACAAAACGTAATGAGTGTCTGACATTGAAATGGATTGATCATCTGCTGTTATTTCTAATGAAGCTCCATCATGGTAACAACATGAGAATTTAGGATATGTTAAATCATTATATTCATGTTTGATGTACACAAATGGTTCACTACGTCGTAAAATCCATTTAGTCCTATTAATGGCCAGAATTAATTCTTCAGGAGTTTTGTTCAATAATTTAATGAATGAAATAGGTCCAATGTCCACGTTAAAGAATTTTTCAAAAGAAGCACCGTTTATTCTGTGTATTTCAATACCTGTGGATGTGGGAATTATTTGAATTAAATCATTGTAAAACTTGCATTTGTCTACTTTCAAACTTTCTTCTAGGTTATGTATTTCATTCCATTCGTTCTGAGGATTATTATTTGAATATAACCTTGGTGAACCATTGAAAATTGCCATGGGGTCACTCGTCCATTTTTATGCAAATATGAAGAACCACGAGTCCCCAAACCTGTTGAAGCATTTCTTCCAGTTACAGGAATTTTAGCAACACTTTCAAGAACCTGGGCCTGTGTTTTGTATAATTTAATTCTGTCTGTGTATACAGTGTGATTCACTGGTTCATGACTATGGTAAGTGAAACCTACAGTTAAACCCGTCATTCTACTGAGACTACAAGGGCCTTTCCAGAAGAAATCCCATTCGGAAGTTGTGGAATTCCACAACCAGGCTGTGATTAATCCATCTTCACCAACTAAAACTTTCCATTTGTGGAGTTTATTGTCATTTGAGACTAATACTTTAACCAAAGGATCGGTAAAGGGTTTAACAAACCGCATATCTCTACTATTACTCCCACAATCCTGGATAATTAAAAATGTATCGGTCCAGCCTTCCCTATCTAACCATTGTCCAGGTCTTAAAACAAAATGATGATTGTGCCCATCATAATAAGGTGCAGTACTGGAATCTGGAACTTCTAAATCAAATTCTACATAGAATGGTGCATCAAATGACTGTTTGGATTGGATACTTCTGGCACCCCAACAGGGCATCCCTGGGATAATAGCGGTTCGTACTCCACTCATCCCAAGTTTACCTCCAGATACTGTGTGACTTCCACCGGTCATGTTCCACATAGTGGCAGACCATTTGGATGTATCTAAAGATGAACCTGGAAAATCATCTTCTAACAATACTAATTCTTCGGTTAAATCATAACCATGTTTTAATGGTGTTCCAGCGTAGGGGCTTGTAGTATTTGTTAATTAATTCAACTGTTAATGTTGCTTTAGCTTCAAACTGGTTGATATTATCAATATCCACGTTGCGGATGAGGTACCATCCTTTATGGTTTAATCGAACATTATCATACTCATCAGGACGGCTAGCTGTGGCATTTATCCACACAGGACCCCAATCTTTCTGCTTAGTACTCCTGATAGTTATGCCTCCAGATTCTTCAGTACCTCCTCGTGTTATCAGGCCACGGAGTTGGTTAATTTTCCAGATGGGACCGGCGATAGTGAACTTTTCCTTACCATCCATGACCCCATAATCATTGTTTTTTTCATAGTAGAATCCTCTATCGAAAACTACAGGTCCGATTATACAAGTATTCATGCATACACCCTTTTTTTTTAGTCGAATAATTCGTCAACTACTCCGTTTAACTCCTCATGCACCACGTTTTTAATTTCCTTGATCAGACCATCTTTGTCATAGATAGGGCCGGTAATGTTAAACACGAATTGCAGCACTCTTTTAACTGGGTTTGCAATTCCAAAGCCTCCAGCACCACTACCTGGTGGAGGTGACCAGGTTCCACGGTTTTGGAATGCTGTGGTATCGAATGGTATTCCGTTTACCATGGCCCATACGTGTGGTATGCCTGTGGATCCCCAGGTTCCATGGGCCATATAGGCTGATAATCCCATTGCCTGGGCCAGGGCTATGATAATCTGAGCGCCATCAAAACAATTGAATCGACGATCTCTTAAAGCCTGAGCATTACTTTTCTGATCCCCATAGTAGAATTGATATGCTGTTCTTCCAATGATTGAACTGGCAAGGGCTGCGAAAGCTGATAAGCTTCCTCCATTTTTGAGTGTTGAAAGTGAAAGACTAACTCCTCCAATGTTCATCTTCCAACCATAAACGGTTGAGAGGATCCTGTCAATCCAGTTGTCACTGAAATCCCATCCACCAGCATAACAGTTACCATCATAATAGCAGGTATCATCATTTTCAGGGGCAGGACCTGCACCATATATTCTATTCTGGGTTGACCTGAAAACCATAGGTGCGATACCAGCAAAGAGACCATCATTTGAAAGTCCTCCACTGTAATTCAACACACTTATGTCTGGCCCTCCCGCAGCACCGGGCCAGGTTGTACCTCCAAAACCACCACCCCCTCCTCCGGAACCTCTAGAACCACCTCCAGTTATGAAACTCCAAAACTCTTTCAATTTATCATATAATGTTGATATAGGACCCCATACTCCATCCCTGATAGCAACTGCAGCTGATATACCCACATAAGGAGATACAGCTCCCCAGATCTGATTCATCACATTCCAGATGGTCATGAACACATTATTCCAGATCCATTGTGTGGTGGATTGTATGGTGGACCAGGTGGATCCTATGAAACTGGCCAGGATGTTAATCACACCCATGATGACCTGGATACCGAGCATCAGGCCCTGGGCTGCGAATATGAAAATGTTCATGAGCATGGTGCTGAAGGTCTGACCAGCTGCATCACCAAAGAGAAGAGTTACAATCATGGTCAAAGGATTATATTGAGCTATGAACTGGAACATGGCCATAAGGATACCATACCAATCAATACCAGAAGCCCAAAGAGTAATAGCTTCAAGTAAGCCACCACCATCACCCCCAAAGATGTAACCTATTAACACACCTATCGGGTTGAATTGGATTAACCACTCACCAATAGCCATGAAAAGACCAATCCAATCAACATTAACGAGCCATGACATGAATTGACCAATGATATCTCCACCAGCACTGAAGATTCCCATGAGACTGTTCCAAAAGAACACCCCTAAACCTATCCAGTCAATATTTACAATAGCATTCCAGATCATACCTCCAAGATTCTGAAGACCCGGAATAATACCCTGCCATTCACCATCCTTGAAGAAAGCACCGACCAGAGCATCCCAAGCACCAGTTAAGGAAGTGAAAATACTGTATAAAAATTGACCAACACTAACCAGAGTATTCCAGTACCCAATTAGTACCTGCCAGGCACCATTCAAAATCAATCCACCGATCCAAGACAGGGCCGATCCAATAGGTGATAAAACACCCCAAAAGTATCCTGCAACTCCTCTTAATATTCCTATAAAGTTCATCAGAGCATTTAAGGCAGGGAAAAGTATGCTCCTTATACCTATCACAAATTGGTTTGCCACCGTGTCACCAAAGAGCAACCGGATCAGCATAGTAACTGGATTATAATTAGCGAAGAAAATGATAATTTGGCTAAGAATTCCATACAGAATCCCTTCTAAACTTACATTTTCAAGACCACCAAATAAGGCATTCCAGATGTATTGGCCCAATCCTTTAACACTGTTGTAGATAGCTGTAACAAATCCAGTAGCAACAGCTCCCCAATCAATACTCAGTAACCAGTTCCAAAGCATCCCAAAAGCATTCTGGAAACCTTGAATCAAACCAACAAAACGCCCTTCACTATCAAAGAATGCTCCAAAAAAGGCTTTAATTGCATTGCCTGCCTGAGTTACCACCCAAACCAGTTTATTGAAGTTCAAAACTATGAACAGCAGGGGATTCACAAAATATGTCAATAAAGCTAGTACCTGGCCTAATGGATTGTTCTGGAAGAAATCCCAAAGCCGGACAATCGCATTGCCAATCGAAGATAAAACATCCCATACAACGCCACCTATCCATAAGAAAGTTGCACCCACCGGTCGTAAAGCACTAATCAGTGCATTAAAAATATCAATTAACCTTTGCCAAATAGCAGCTCCAAAACTAGCTAGATCAGTCCACCAACCCCATGCTTTACCTGCTTCATAAACAACAACAGTCAATGCAATAATGCCAATTACAACCCAAGTTATAGGATTACCCAACAATGCCAAAGCCATCTCCCACAAGGCAGCAGTAAAAGTCCAAGTAGATACCGTTGCTAATTCTTCACCTGTAATAAAAGCAACTAAGCTGATGAATCCATGTTTTAAAGCTCCTGCAAAACCTAATTCTGCTATTTCAGCAACTTTTAAGCCACCAGCTAAACCAAATAATTCTAATGTGTTTGCAACTAACAATGCTCCTTTAGCAGCCAAAGCAGGAATAACTGAAGATACTAATACCATTCCAAATACGCCAAGGACAATACTTAATGTTCCAATTATAATCCCTAACTGAACCCATCCTGGTAATGCATCCCAACTACTAGATAACCATCCAATTACATTTTTAGCACCATAGGCAAGGTCTGCCAGGGCCATGGTAATGGCATAAATCAATGGAGCAGCAGGTATCAGGAAAGCTCCGAGGAGCTGGCCACCAGCAATAGTTAAGACTTGAACAGCATCATCAAGACTATTGATTTCTTTTGCCATCTGGGTTAAACTACGCTGTTCCAAGACCTGATTGAGTGCCGCTATGATTCCTTTTTTATCCTCTTTATCACCACTCCACAAGCCTGTGGCTTTAAGTGCATCAGCTGTAACTCCAATCTCACTTAGTCGGCGTTCCCATCCTTGGCCCTGATCTATTAAATCTTTGAGAGCTAAGGCAGAGTCCCGGGCCGATCTTCCTTCCATGGCCATGGCACTAGAAAATACCGCACTGGTTTCTATGAAATCCTTAGCTTCACTTGCATTTAGTTTGTAGATACGGGCCATTTTGGCAACTTCCATGCCGACCTGGTTCATATCTGTTTTGCGGTAGATTGTTTGGAGTCTGGCCATCTCGTTGGTGTACGCGGTTAGTTGTGAGGAGTCCCAGCCCATGCCTCTGGCCATTCCTGCGATTTGTCCTTGGGCATTGACTGCGCTGTTGGCAACATTCATTATTTGCATGGCTAGGTCCATACCTAATGTGATGGCTAGCATTCCTGCTGTAGCCTTTAGCAGGTTCATTGCATTGTTAAGGCCGTGCATCTTTGATTGTGCTGTAGTTGCATTGTTCCCGGCGTTACTGGTTGATTTTGCTGTGTTTTCTAGTTCTTTGCCGGTTTTGCTGGTGGTTTGGCTGAGGTTGTTCATGGTCTGATTCAGACCATCACTATTCTGCTTTAGCTTTGAAACCTCAGAGCTGGATCCACTTGCTCCTTTCTGGAGGCCATTTAATTCAGATTGTAAGGATGTTGCTTTTGATTTAGCACCGCTTAACCCCTGAGTAAAATTGGTAATATCCAGAGTTAGGAATGATTTAATTTCTCGTCCACCGAAAGCCATGATAAAAGACTCCAATTTTTTTGACTACTACATTTATAAAGAATAACTAACAAATGTCGAGGTTTTCTTGCAAACTTTAAATAATATGAATTCAAAAAAATAATACACAAAGTTAAAGGAAGGTTAAAAATGGTAAAAAATATAACAAGGAGTATACGAATTTCACCTGATGACAAAGAATTACTTGATTTGCTTGCAGAACACAGGGGACTTTCATTCAGCAAAACGGTTAATTTAGCAATAGAATACTTCATAGCTCACGAATATGACCTAATACGCATGTTAAAACTCAAAAAACTTGAAGAGGGGGAGGATTAATGTTTGGATTGCCTTCGAGGAAAGAACAAAAGAAAAAACGAGAAAATAACAATTTTCAGGAATTTTTCAGGGTTAAACCCATAATTAGTAAAAGGCTTACATTTCCTCCAGGAGTGCCGTGTAATATAAGACTTCCAGAATATGATTCAGTTAGTCGAGGTATGCTGACTAAAGGAGTGGCTACAGCTGCATTTGGCTTAATTGGTTTTGCAATGACTAGTGGATCAAAACAAATACAAAAAGAAATTCACACTAGGATGATCATCATTGAGAAAGGGGTGAAATTTGATCGTGCTACTGAAAATGGTGGTGATTTAAAAATTCCTTGGGAAGAAATAGTGAATGTAAATGTATACTGGCATGCTGCAGATTGTGGATTAATATTTGTTTTTAAAGATAATTCTACTCTTAATACTAGTTTCTTTGGGAATAGAAGGTTTACAAACAAAAATGTGTTAACTAGAGTTGCAGATTATATTAATTCTCGTGCATCTGGAACTGTCGATGATGGTTGGAACGTTCCTGCATCATTCACTCCTTTGGATGAAAAACATGTTGAATCTAAACCTTCTGAAATGGATCCTAACTCCTGTTCTAATTGTGGTTCTCCTATAGAAGCAGAAGCTAATTTTTGCAGCGAATGTGGACAAAGACAAAAAATTTAAAGAAAACTATTTAATGATCTTTTAAATAGATAATGCTATATTTTAAATTCATGGAGAAATACACATGGTAGATACTAGAATACGAAAAACAAGAAGTGAAAGGGAATTTGAAGAAGCAATTGATGAATACATAACTATGGGATATAAAGTTCAAAGTAGGGGTGAAAAAACAGCACAATTACTTAAGGCACAATATGGAAGTCTTCTTTCTCACATTTTAATACTTATATTCTTTTGTTGGACTTTCCTCCTAGCAAACCTACTTTGGTTAGTTTATAATTATTATAGTAAATCTGATAAAGTCCTTGTAAAGCTAATTGAAGATAATGAAACAATACCCAGTGTGGGTTAAAACATGTAGATGGATGATTTTTATTATCAATACTATTTTTTCTTTTTTTTATTTACAATATTTCAACTGCAGGACCTTTGGCAGGTGAATGTGGAAGGTAAAGTATAATTTGGAGGTAAATATTTTTCAGTAACTTATAAAATAAGTGATCAGACCACTGCATAATTGGTCTGCATGGATGGAATTTTCATATCATTAAGAGTTAGTAAGTCAACTGGTCGGTTTTCTTTCTTTTGATGTATTAGGAACATGAAAACGGCTTCAAGATGTATTGTATCTTCTTTTACATCGATTGTCATTTCAAAGTTGAAATTCCTTAAAGAGAATGGTTTGACATGGAAATATTTGGAGGCATCCAATATTTCCAGAGCTACTGGAATGTTATCTTCACTGAAATCAAGTATAACATTATCTGCTAATTCTACAGATTCCTTATAAGAATAAGGCTTTTTAACCTTTAAAAACAATGCATCTGCCTGAGCATCATAGTTACTTATCATTTCAAAATCCACGTCACTCATTTTTCTCTACCGTTCTCTAACTTTCACTGACTGTTCATATGTAGTTACAACTTTTATATCTTTTTCTTTTGAATTTTCAAAGTCAATGATAATGATCAGATCGTGATTAATTCTGGAATCATCCTGTTTGTAAAATAATTTAAATCTGTTTTTTCTCTGTTGAAGAATTCCAGAAACATCTTTTTTCACTAAATAGTCATATATTAAATTTTCATTGATGTTTCTATCTTCCATCCTATCTTTTGCATGAGGGCCTATTTCAATTTGGTTTTGATTACATTCTGATAATCTTGTCAATGCATGCGCAATAGGTGAGGTCATAGATTCAAGTTAAATTTTTATAGGATATAAATAATTTTATTTAGTGTATTCAATTATTATTGGTGGTTTAATATTCACATCTGCATTTATAGCTGCTGATATGGCTATTTTTACCATTTTTTCGCAACTCATGGTTTTAGTCTGTTTTAGTGCGTATAGTGCTCCTCTTGCATCGTATCGTCCACTGCCAATGGCATCGTAATTGTCATTAGATTCTATAATGTCATAATCTTCACCCAAACGGAATAATCGGCCTTTGTAACCGATGAGTAAGGATGAGTCGTATTTCATTTTATGATCGTCTACTAAGTTTTCTTCTTGGAGTTTTTCTTTTAATGCAGGAATAAATTCTTTAAGGAGGTACAGGAAAGGATCTTTGTGTTTGTCGGTGGGAGGGTCAAAGTCATGGTTTAGTATTTGTCCTATTCTGCTGCTTCCTGCTACTCCTATTATCATTCCGTTTGGTGTTTGGAAGATTTTTTTCTGGTTTTTGAGTATGGTATATGCTCCAAATCCATCATTGTTACCGCTGTCTGCGGCCATTACAATTTTCTTATGTGGTGTTATAACTCCTGCGATGCATGTCATATAACAATCACCTTAGTTTGTTGTGCTCTAAAATTTAAGGAAGGTTGAACTATAATATTTACAAAAAGGATAAAGGAGGTGATAATTTATGCCAGGTAAGAAGAAAGCCATACATGTTGTAGCGGATAAAAAAGGTGGGTGGAATACTAAAAAAGACAATGCTAAACGAGCTTCAAAACATTTTGACACTAAAGCTGAAGCTGGTAAAGCTGCTAAAGATCAGGGTCAGCGGGAGAAGACAGAAGTTATCACGCACAAGAAGAATGGACGTATTCAACGGCGTGAAAGTTATGGTAATGATCCATATCCACCAAAGGACAAGAAATAATCATATTTTTTCTCTTTTTTCACCTTATTCTTGGTATGGTTTCTAAATATTCCATGAATTCTTCTATTTTATCCACCATCTGCCTTAATTCTCTATTAAATAATCTGTATTCTTGTAACTCATGCACCCAATGATAATCTATCTCTATAACATTTATAAGTTGACATATGTTGTCTTTTTGTTCATTTAATGAAGTTTTTAATTCATTTAAGAAATCTTTCTTAAAATATTTGAATTTGTTTTCAACATCAGAATCATTATTTTTCAACTCTTTCCGAATATGGATCAATGTTATTATGTGTTTGTCAGGGATTATATCTATTGTACAGTCTATTAATTCATTTATATCCTCATAAACATCCATATTGTCTTTATCTATCTTTTGTTCAATATTTTCTACTTTATTAACGGCTTTTTGGTACAGTTTTAATTTTTTATTAATTTCCATAACCCTAATCCCCCCTCATTTTTTTTTATTCTATTATTCTGTAAAATTCTTCTTCTATGATGTTGTATACTTCTGTTTCTGCGGATGTTATTCCTTTTTCTAGGTATTTCCAGGTTCCACGTTTAGGGTGTTGGAATTCTTTTTCGTGTTGGATCCAACTGTAGTCGTATCCTCTGCTCCATGGGTTGTTTCGGACTGAATATCCGAATTCCATTTTAAAAAGATTAGTTAGGGTGTAGATAATCTGTTCGTAGGATTCTTCTAGGTATCCTTTATCAAGGGGTACGTATGGTGTGGTTTTGGTTTTGATTAGTAGGCCTGCGTCGATTAGTGCATCGAAGAATCCTGTTTTTAATTTCAGTTCCACTTTTTTGGCCCATGATTGGAACTGGGAATCATCAACCCTATACATAGTATTTCTTATGCCTCTGTTTGTAGTTCATCCATTAGTTCTTCCATTTCCTCGGAATTTTTCTCTCGGGGTTTGGTTTTGCCTTTTTGTTTGTTGTATTCTTCTTCCTCTTTGTCCATGATTTCTTTCTCACGTTTTAGAAGGTGTGAAGTGGTGTAGGTGTCGAGGTTCCAGTATGCGTCTGGTGAGAGGCTGATGCCAGGTATCCGCCTCACTATTAAGAAATAGTTATCCAGCATCACCTCTTCCAGGATCAAACTTAATGGTTCAGATTTTTTGGAGTTGTTTTTGTCGAAAGTTTTCGGTTCGGTCCATATTGGCTTTTATAACTTCACGGACTTTCTTATCTATCTGTGTCTGAGTGAAGCCAGATTGGCACATATTATAGAACATTCCCAGGTTTTGTACTTTAATGAGGTCTATGCTGTCATATTCTTCTTTGAACTCTTCCGGTGTGAGTGGGTCTATGAGTAAGCATGCGAGTTCTGCATACGTATTTTCCAGTTTTTCTTCCAGTTGCCTCATCTGATCTTTACGTTCATCTCCATCTTCACGTAACTGTTTCTCCAGGGTACGTTTTTCCTTGGAAAGGGTGTCAATATCGTCAAGAAGTTTGATGGCTTTTCGGATTTCTGCATCAGTGGGGTTTTCTGCTGATTCAATTAACTGTATCCTTTTATTGGCCCTGTCAATCTGTGCCTGGATATCTTCTAATTGTTCTTCCAGGTCTATGTTGTCCTGGAAGACTGGTTTCATTTCTTCCTGGAGTTTTTCTATGTCTTTTTGGAAAGTGACTAATGTTTTGTTACTGCATCTTTTGAATTTCCGTTCTTTTCCACAAAATTCTATTTTAGCACGAGTAAACATCTAAAAAACACACCCCTTTTATATAGTTCCTATATGTAAGTTTGCTAGTTCAGAAATTACTTCAACAGTCATGAAACTAGCTAGGCTTTCATCATTGATTTTAAACTCAGTTTCGATTGATTTACGCTCATCACCAGACTGTGGACTGTCACATTTAGTAATAGTCACATCTGGTATTAGGATGGCTGTTTTATGGAATATGTCAGTTGATGTAACAGTTTCGATTTGGGGTCCGATGGATTCTATGAGGATCTGTTTCCTGAGTGGTTCTGATGATACTTTAGTCCCATCAGTGGTTCCAGATTCATATTCGGTCTGGATCCATTTGGTCTGTTCTGTCCAGGGTATGGTGAATCCTCCTTCGGATTCTCTTATTCCCATGTTTTTGGTTTCAGTGCCGAAATCATCCCCGCCGCATGGTTCACTTTCAGCGTTGTTATTTACTTTTACATTGCCTTCTATTACACATGGGAAGGCATATTGTGCTTTGTTAGCTTCGGTTAATGTTACACCTACAGGTGCATAGTACAGAACAGTCTGGCCTGCTTCTATTTTGACCTTTTTAGTAGGTACTACTCGTGCAGGGTTGGGTTGTTTGAATTGGGGATAGTCACTGACAAATTTAGGGGCTATGCTCATGGGTTCATCGTTTTTGAATTTAACCTCTAGTTCATTGAGCATACAATTATCATAGACGTATGCATCATTTGCAGTCTTAGCATAACCATTATACAATGTACAGAGTGGTGGATCGGATGGGTTTACAACATCAACTGCAAAGACGTACTTTTTGGCCTTAGTGGCTCCGGCTATTGCGGGGTCTGGGCCTGTCACATGTCCAAAGAGTAAATACCAGTAATCTTCCCATCCTTGCTGGTATCGTGCTTTATCTTCGTAACCTGGGCTACTGGCTGCTTTTTTACGGTACATTCCCATGGTTAGACTGGATCCACCTGTGTGGCCTTTATCTTCTTCGTGTTCGATTTCTTTTTCAGGTTCGAACTCGGTTCCTGGGATCATTATTAGTGGTTGTTCAGGGGCTGTTTTACCGGCGGGTTTGATCCCCAGGGACCAGTAGTGATATGCTAGGTTAGGTGCTATAACTCCCATTTAGTCAGTCCTCCTTTTCTGTTTAGGTTTTTTTACGGGTTTGGATTCTTCTTTTACCCGTTTAAAATATCCTGATGCATCCAGACATGAAACCAGCCTTTTATTATCATCAGGTACTTCAATTATCTGATTTTTCTTTAGTTCTTCGTCTTTTTCCATTATTTCAAAAGCTACTAGTTCCAGGGTCTTATGTCCATCTGGCCCTGTATATTGAAACTTCATAAACAAAATCCCTCCTTCTATAAAGTATATCTGAGTTTGAATGCTACCCTGAGCAGATTACTGAAAAAAACCTCTTTATTATCCTCATGGCGCTTATAAACCAAAGCACCCTCCAGTTCTATACTATGCCGTGTTGAAAGCTCACCATTAACACCCCCACGTCTGATTAGGGTTATTATTTCTTCTTCGAAATCCCATAGTTCCATTAGAAGCTTATTTTTATCTAGTGTAGCGGTGTGTCTTCGTATTTCTAGTTCTTTAACGTATTCGTCACAGCCGGATGGTTTTTCTTGTTTCATTTCCCCGACTTTGTAGCTCAGGGCAGGTAAGGGTGTGTTCGGATCCATGGTGGAATCATCATAAAAGATCCGGGTGTACTTCCCGGATTTAATGATGAATCCGGTTAGGTCTTCTAGGATTTCCTGTAATTTACTCAAAATTAGATTAGGCTGAATCCAATCAAATCCTCGTTAATACCATCATCGATGTTATCATCGGCGGGAGTGTTTTTATACGTGTCTATGGCCCTGTCTACTATTCCAAGGAGACGGTCTGCATAGTTTTTACTTTTCTGTGTTCCATCACCCATTACCTGGCCTTCATGCTCCCACCGGGTGAGCCAAGTCATGGCTGCAGCTGCAATGTATTTGTACTTGAGTAGTGATTCTGGTAAGGTATCTGTCTGGAGGCCATCTCTAACATAATTCTCACCATCAATTAAACCAAGTTCCAGACTTTCAAGTGTGCAAACAGGACTGTTATTCCTAAATATGATGTCGATGATGTCAAGTGAATCTAAAGTTGTATCTAAGTGGATACTTAGCGACTTAATACCAGACAATAACTGACTTTTGGGATCCATCCCTTGATCATTGACTTTAAAAGTAACTGCTCCAGACTGCCCAGCACTGATAATATCACCCGATCCCTGAAGAGTTAAAAGAGTGACTTCAGCACCCATGGTGTCATGGAAACCTAGACTAATCTTTGAAGGATCCAACTCACTACCTGGAGTTAGTTTGATTTCAACTGTATCTATCGAAAAATAATCACGCTGTAATGTAGGGATGACAATCACATCATCCGCCATGCCAGTAAATCTTAACAGGTTTATATGAACAGACCCGGCCACTAACTGACATTTACCTGATGGCTGTACGTTGTCTGATGATTCAAAAGAGTAAGGGTATTGTCTGTCAACCTTGAATTCCCTGAGGTGGTGGAGGATTTTATAATAATCCTCCATCCGGGTTGCAGGGTCTGCCAAAGGTCACCCCTCCGTTTATGCTTGCCAGGGAATGCTTGGCCATCGCCAGTAACAGTCTTTTTCAAAGTGATTGACTGCCCTTCGGTGACTTCTGCGTCAGTTGAAACTAGGTCCGCACCAACAAAACCCGAGATTGGATTGGTGCTGTTGACAGCTCTGGTTCCTAAACTTGTAGTTCCAGTTCCAGCAGCTCCCTTATTTTGCACGTCAAGGGTCATGTAATTGGTTGCCTGGCCAATGTTTCCATCTGGCACTACTTTTACATCCTTTACTATGCAGTTGTATGGTGCTGTGAAAACTGTTTTTTCAAAGGTTCCTGATGCAGCATCAGCGGGCAGTTGCACCCTTGAAAAAAGGTCCTGGTGTGATACAAAAACTTCTTTGAACTTTTTTATCTCTTCCGTATTTGCATCTACGGCTTTTTTAAACACTCTAGAATCCATACCAAATCACCTCTTATGGGGTTGCAGATACTAAGTCTTCAAAGCGGATCATCCTTTCACCCTTAGCTCTGGGGTATGCTCCGCAAGTACAGGCTACTTTGATGGTGGTCATTGGTCTGTGCTCTTTATCAGCATTATCAAACATCAACATACTGACAGGGGGGAGTAATTTTTCCATTCCCTGGATAGTTGGCATGGATTTGATTTTGGGGTTGTTGTATTTCATCATGATGACATCCAGGGCTGGCATGTTACTGTCAACTCCTATAGCTTCACCATCATCAAATGCCCGACCTCCCCAAAAGTTTTGAGCGTTAGCTAAGTCCAATGCTTTTTTGATTTCAAAACCATTCTGAGGTAATTTGTAATCAGAGGTAGACTGTCCTGCTCTAGCTTTTAACTCAATGTTAGCTTCCTTACCATACGCAATTAGGTCAATATTGTAAGGTTTAGGTAAGATGAAATTTTGTAACCTCATCACATCCCTATATATTGATTTGAACTCAGTAGCAGCTTCACCCCATTCTCCAATGATTTTATCATCAGTTACAAGGGTTGCGTTTTCTTTAGCTGTGGTGTAAACAATTTGGTCCACATCATTTGCAAACACATATCCCATTCCACTGATTTCATCCATCAGATTAAAATTAGGATGTTCCATGTCACTGTTGAGAATATTATATTCTATTTCGTTGTGCACAAGTTTGAATCCTTTAGGGGTTACTACCTCCCCTCTGATTTTCCGTGCGCTTGCACCTTTAGCTAATTTCTTAGATTTTCCAGTCTGAGTTAGGAATTTCTCAATAGGTGTGCTTTCAACTATGGTGACCTGTTCATTGTCGACTTTTTGAAGAGGGAATATCCCTGCAAAATTGTAACCTTCAACCATGGAAAGTTTTAGTTCTGCCAGGTAGGTTCCGTTCTCAAAGTCAGCATACATTTCTTTTAAACTTACCATCTTTATCATACCTCCAATTTATGGTGTAACTGCTACAACGCCGATAGGACCATTACAGTCAACAGTGATGTATCCTCCGGTGTTAGCAGGGATGTTTTCGTAGCTTTCAACCACATAGGTTGTTTCAGTGGTTTTGTCCAGTTTTCCACCTTTAGCTTTGATGTTTAACTTATCTCCCACCTTGATTTCAGAATTATCTGGTGCCAGAGGTAACTGTAATTCTCCAGATTTGAGTTTAACAGCACCAACATATCGGTTAGGATATGAACCCTGTGCAGTGGTTGCTTTAGGTAGTGTTCCGTTAACCTCTGGGGCGTAAGGGTTGAAATGGGTAGCTATATCTCCAGTTCCAGCAAGGGTCATTGAAAGCTCTCCTGCCCCTTTTTTCAGGAAGCATTCTTCATTCACCTGTGATGCAAAAGTGATCTGCTCGTTGGGTAATCCATTATTTGGATCCACTCCTTGCCTGTATGTGGCTGTCCCTTCTTCAACTTCGTAGGTTTTAACGTCCTTTTCTTCAAAAAATGTTCCAATTTTAGTCATAAAATACCTCCAATTAGTTTACCATCCCTTCTTTTTCTTTCGTATCTCCATGAAATCTTCAGGTTCATCTTTTTCCTTTTTCTTGGTTCCATCATCATCATGCCCTGGAGCTCCACCAGCGGCCACTCCCTTGGGTTTTTGAGTGATGATTTTATGTTCCTTGAAAAATTCCAGCTTCTCCAGGGACATGTCTTCGAGTTCTTTTTTCAACTCTTCATCATCCCCGGCCAGTTCTTTTATCAATGTTTCCTTCTTTTGTCCTTCTAATTCATCATATTTCTTGGCTTTATCTTCTAAATCTTTTATTTTATCTTCATTCTCCTTCTGTTTTTTTTCAGCTTCCTTCAAATCCTTCTCTAGTTGCTGTTTTTCTTCAACAGTTTTATTAGCACTTTTAAGCTTGGATTTAAGAATACCGATTTCTTCCTGCTGTTCCTGCTGTTTTTCTAAAGCTTTTTCCAAAACTTCACTTTTATCACCCAAATTATCGTCCTCCTCGGGTTTTTTAATACTATTATAGAGAATGTAAGTTCTGGGAGTGGCTGTTAAACCAACCGATTCGAGATAACCATCTATTGGTAGGTAATATTCATCATATTCTACCAGGTCCATCCCATCAAATAGTGGGCTGATCCCTTTATCTTTCAGATCCACCCCTTCAGGTGGTTTGACTTGTAGGGCTCCATCTTTGTAGACGAAGTTATCTACCTCTGCTATGACTTTCTTATCATGTTCGTCAGTCACGTTTAAGCTGCCAGTTGTGGCTGCTATTTCTTTTAAAAATTCCTCTGTGAATTTAACGGGTTTGTCCAGGCCATGATCCGTATAGTTGACCAGGCCAGGTTTGAAAATAGGTATTAAAATAGTACCATGCCTCCAAAAAAGTAAAAATGTGGATTAAAAAATTAGTTAAATAAGAGTTAAATCAGCGTATTTTTGAGATTCTTCTAAATAGGATTGGTATTCCTTAGTAGCGTTATCTTTCTCAGGAACCAGTTCACAATGGCCATTTGGGTGGTCATATTCCCATTTGTCCATGGGTCTTGGTGGTAGCCGGGCCTTGGCATAGCATTTCTCACAAGTACGTCGTCCAGCAACAACCCAATAATATAACATATTTCTGCCATATCTCATCTTCTGAGCTGCTCTCTTGACTTTTTGCTTAGCAAACTGTGCATTAAATTTAACAAAATTCTTAGTACGCCTTATGGCCCTGTTAAAATTAGCTTTAAGATTGAAATCTTTGGGTTCACCCATACCTGCCTTGAATGATGCGGCCTTGGTGGCCACGTCATCTTTTAACTGATTGATAGTTGCTTTAGCACTTAAACTAAGAGTATTTAAGGTTGGTTTAAGGTCCAAGTCAAGTTTGACCTTGGGGATGACTTTTTCGTGTATGTTGAATTCTTTCAGTATGGAAACACGGTGTTCTTCGACTATTTTAGTCAGTTCGGTTTTACTGGTTTCTGCTAGTTTCTTCCCTGCTTTGGTGACTGCATCAGGGAATTTTTCAAGGACATAATCAACTGTTTTATGCTCAAAATCTGTGTAAAGTTTAGCAAAAATAACAAATAAAGCGATAAACATTAACTGTTCGTCCATGTCCATATCTTCAACATCTGGATCATCTGGTTGGAATGTTTCATTATCCCATCCAAGGAGCTCCTCATTCAGGGGTACTTCAGTCACCATCATCATTCACCCCTTCGTCTGTTTCCTCTTCTGATGGTTCTTTACCTTTATTTTCGTCAGTTTCTAGGTATCCTGATTTCTTATCTTTGTCCTTGGGATGGAAGTTAATCCAGACATTTCCTTTTTTACCTGCTAGTTCTAGTTCAGGTGTGAATAATTCATTTTCAATATATTTTTTCAACCATTCCCTGTTGTATTCAATGAATACAACTCTTCCACTGGTTTCACTATCCATTAATACTTCCGCTGTGGCCCGGTTACTTCCTTCTGTATCAAATAGTGCATGTGGTGTTGAAAGTCCATCGAAAATTTCATTCTTAAAATCCTGTTTATATTTTGGAATATCTGGAAGCTGACTTGTACCAATCATTTCAGCTTCAAGCCCGAAAGGGAGAACCACTACTCCTTTTTTATGGTAATCAGTAGTGGCCTCCACAACCAACGTTTACCTGGGGCATCCTTGTTCCCCATAGTCACAATTAAAATATTGGAATTTTTGAAAACAGTTTTAGGCATCAGATCTGATAGTACCCTCCGGTAGTATACCGGGTCCAAGATGTCCATCACAATAGATCTGCCTTTGCCCTTGAGTTCCATGTATTTGGCATTAATGATCTCTCCTGGCTGGAATGGTACAGTCCATTCTTCTAATTTTTCTTCCAGTTCCTCGAACTTTTTAGCCAGCCATCCTTTATTTGTTTCTTTGTTTCTTTGTGTTAGTTGTTTGAATCCGGTTACTTTACCGTATTCATCGTATATCTTTTTGATTCGATAGTTTTCAGCATCAAAGGCCAGGATTCGGAGGTGGATTCTATTTTCAATAATAATCTTATTCGTGAATACCTCACCATCCACCTGACCCGCCCAGAGGAAGTCCCTCATGACCTGGTTAATATCCCAGTCTGTGCTTTTGCAACGTTCAATGATATGGTTCACTGCGTCCTGGTTATCTCCTTCTATTACAAAGTTGGATATTGTTTTAGTGATGTTATCATTGATGATACCCTTCACAATAGGGTCGTTTGCTGCGAAACGGCAGTTTTTTATTGTTCTTTTGACTTTGAAAGGTACCGTGTCGATGAGGTCTATTGCATCTGTATCAGTGGTGGTAGTGTCATCAGTGTCTATTCTTTCTTCTATTGCGTTGGGTTCTGCATTCCGTAAAAGGAAATTTTTGTAGTTGATTCTGTCTAATAATCCCATTATTTCCACCACTTTTTTAGTAGACGTAAGCGTCTTCCTCTTCAATTTCCTGTTTTTTGTATTTGCTTAAAGGTCCGAGAACACCGTAAACATCATAGCCCATTGCATCCATGGCATGGTTCTTAAAATCAACAGGTTTATCTAAAATATTCCCATCCTTATCCTTCTGATACTTGTAATTTTTAATTTCTCTTTTAGTTTCAACACAACCAGGGCTTATGTGGATTTGTACACTGCGATTAGTTTCCAGTCGTGCAGCAACATCTTTAACTCCCGGAACAGCATCAAAACCTTGCTGGCAAAATTCTTGAATCCTGTCCGGTTCGGCAGCATCACAATAAACTTTATCTAATTTTCCAGGTGTCAGTCCCTCATCATTTAAAACTGCAATAATTTCATCAATAAACTCGGGATTAGTTAACCGTCTTTTGTAAACTTCACGGACAATATAAGGTTCACCATCATACCAGCCAATTAATAAGAAACAGGAAGGATTATTATAACCGAAATCAACACCAGCAGTCCATTTCTCAACACCACTGACCGGGGGCTGTTCATCCCAATTTTCAAAAACAATATTCGATAACTTACCCCACTTACCCAGAGTGTACTTATAATAAAGCTCAATATCTATCTCTTTTAACTCCTCATACTCTTTAACGTACTCTTCTGGAAGAAATGGGTTCTCAGTATAATGAAAATGAAGAATAGTGCCTCTTTTTTGGCGGTGAAAATAATTATAAATCCAATGATCTGTACCTTCAGGAGTGACCGTTAACAAGAACTGTCCAAAACTTTTCTTACTGACTATTCCACGGATACGTTTTTCAAGTTCTGCAAACACGGCAAAAGATATTTCCTCAGCCTGTTCAACCCAAACAAAATCAAGGTTAAGACTTCGAATCTTCTTAAGATCATCCAAGGGTTTAAAAAGAATCGTGGATCCAGTAGGTAACCGTATGATACCCTCATTTTTATTCTCATAAAAAGGAATACCATAATTTTCCAATGCTTCCCGGAGTTCAAGCCAACTAGTAGCCTTCAATGCAGGAAGAGTATCACGAAAAACACCAATACGAGCATTCTTATGCTCAAGACCATATTTTAAAACCTTATGAACAGCATAAATAGTTTTACCAGAACCAGCACTACCCTCAATCAATAACTTACGATCAGTCCGGTTGATGTTCTTCTTCTGCTTCCGGCTCAACCTCCACGTTATCTTCTTCATCAGAATCCACCCCTACAATAGTAATGATGAATTCCTTCTCATCTTCAGAACCAGCCTTAAACACTTCCTGCTTAGCACGAACCGCCTGAATTCCAAGTTTTTTAATATCCAACTCGGAAATATTCTTCTCAGGATCCACTTCCAAACCCGTATCATTAGCCACCGTGATGATATTGTCAAGAAATTCCAGATCGCTAACCGTCTGAGCAACAGCACCATTCAACCGCTCTTTACTCTTCTTTTCATGATATTCCCTGGTAGCTTCCTTGTTTATATTGAAATCATTTTTCCTGTAATTGTACAGAGTGGTCCGACCTATCTTCTCAGGTGGATCCTGCTGTTTGAGTAACTCAATGATTTCAGTGTCACCTTTACCTTCAATGATCCAGTTGTCAATCTTTTCCCGGTACTTGGATGTCTTGACTTTGTTAGGTCTGGCCATGGAAACCACTATTTCGGAAATGTTCAGAAACTATTCAAAAATGTTCAAGAATAGGTGAGATGAAGGGCTGAAACTGTATGTTAAATAAAAAAATCTTTACAGTATTTTGGCAATTACCAAGAAGATGTCTAATTTAATTAATTGTAATTTTGTTTTAATTGTTTGTGGATAAAGGATAATTGTTTCGGAACAATTCGGTGTTTACGAACAATGTGATTATGCTCCGAATACAACTTTTAAAATCACACCTGCCAACAATAGAAGAATAGCCCACACTTTATTTTCTATACTTTTTAATCTATCATCGAGTTTTTGGTCTTCTGTTTTCAGGTTTCCATTGATTTCTTCTTTGCGTCCCATGAAATCTATGACTTTTTCTTTAAAATCAAAATAGTTTTTCCATCTACCCTCATATTGGCATTTATGGCCAGGGCATGGTTTTCCAGTGATGTTATCATATATTTTTAGTTGGTCCTTCCTGCCTTCCTCTAGGTTTTTTAGTTTAACTGAAATTGAGGGAATTTAACTTTAATGTAAAGTCGTGCTACAGCTGCAAGTATCAGAACTAATCCAAGTGGAGTTATTGACTGGTCTCTCGATATTGCATCTCCAAGGTACACAATGAATATCAAAACCCACAGAGAAATTTCCTGTAATACTGCATTTCTCTTGTTGTTTTCTAATCCTTCAGTTATGGTTTCTTCTGGTTTAGTTTCCTCTTCTGCCATTATTCCATCTCCATTTTTAGTTTCTTTTGTTCATTAAATAATGAAAATCAGTTATCGAAAATTAGTGCAATGTTCAGTGTCATTAGCTGTCGTGGGTGCAGCTGCATTGCAGTTGTGGCAATGGTAACTGAACAATCTAGTAAACTGTGAGATTGTATGCCATGAATAAGAAAAAGAAAAGTATCCCTAAAAGGATGATTATGACGCCTAAAAAGTCTTTATTCATAAAAAAAACCACCCAATATGTTTGGAAAAGTGGGGGGATAGTAGGGCCTTTTTTGACGTGAAAGAGAAAAAAATAGATTAAATACCTATAAGAGGGGGGGGGTATTATTGTTTATTTTAAAAGTCCTTGTTTTTTAACTTTTATTTTTCGTTTTTTTTCTCATTTCACTGTGCCCAGGGCCCCACCAATCCCCCCTTAGAGGTGTGTACCAAATCGCCTAGGAAAGCACTTTTTTCATCAAATAAATGATGAACATAAAAAAAATTATTCAATATAATCCCCATAATCACAGCGATCTGTTTCATAAGGGGTGTAAGTAGCATCAATATCAGCGTAATCGTAACGGTTGCCCATGGGATAATTCACCCATCTAGCTGGAGGAATCCACTGTGGAGGCCCCGATAACACCAGGCCACAATCATCACAGAAAATTTCATCATGTTTCTTATCATAAGTAACAGCCTGACCCCCACACTTAGGGCAACCTGTGACTTTCTTTTTTTCTTTTTTCTTTTCAACACGATAATAAGCAAGATACAATGGATTTCCATAAAGAATAAGGTGGCCCTGGCTGCATTCTCTTTTAATTCCTTTTTTGAAAAGTTTTCGTGACTTAGGGTTAAATTGATCTAAACATTCAGGACAGTAGCCATCACGGACCAGCTGCAACCATTCAGGATCCTCTGCAAATTTTACCAGTTTACACCAACCCCTCCAATAGTTTGCCGTTATCACTATAATAACATGGCAAACATGACCGAAGGAAGAAGAAAGGTTTAAAATTAAAAATAAGAGTTATAATTAAGAATTATCATATCGTTTGATTCTACCAGTGAGGGCCATTTTCTCCTGGAAAAACCTACCTAATTTAGTAACAATGTTAGCATAAATTTCTTCTGTCAAACCCAGGTCCCGGGCTAACTTGTAATGTGATAATGGCCTTTTCTTAGTATTGCTGAATTTCAAATAAAAAATAATAGCCAAGGTAACAGTTTCATACTTGCACCGTGCACAAAGATCCTTAGTACGTGGTCCATGGGTGATGATCCAGATAGCCTGATTCTGGAGCTCACCAGTAACATTCAAATCTTCCATCTGTTTAAGTGCTACTCGTATTTTCTGATTTTCTCTCCATTCCTTTTTTAGATCAATAGTTCGAGGGTTAACCTCTCCAGGTTGCTTGGTTTTATACTTACCTAGCAAATATTTAATATTTCTAGATTCCCTTTTAACTTGATCCGATGTCATCATCATAATTCATCCCTATTATAAATATCAGAGCTTTAATAATTAATAATTGTAATTTAAAATATTTATAATCTTCTATTTGACGAATAAACTATTCACAGATGATGATATTTTAAAATTATTGTTGATCAAGCTATAAATTAGGAAATTGGAATTTTTATCAACCATTTTGTTCCATTTTCAGACTCAAGTTCCAAAGTACCATTTATCTGTTCTGTTAAAATTTTTACCAGTGTTAAGCCTAGTGAATTTGTTTTTTCTATTCCAAAGTCTTTAGGTAAACCAATACCATCATCTTTTATACTTAACATATACATTTCATTATTTCCTCTAAAATCTACCTGTAAATTTCCATTTTCATCTGGAAATGCGTATTTTAGGGAATTTGTGAATAATTCATTGACAATTAGTCCTAAGGGGACTGCAACATCATTTTTCACTGATAAATTTTCAATATTGAGTTTTAAAGAAATGTTGGTTGAATGTGTGTAAGTTTTGTAGAGATTGTTACATAATCTGGTTAAATATTCTCCAAAATTTATGTTTTTTAAATCCTTAGACTTGTATAACCTCTCATGAATCATGGACATGGAATTGGCACGATCTTGGATATTTTTAAAAGCATTTAATGCTTCAGGGTCGTCAAAATAAGAGGACTGCAGATTAATCATACTTGAAACAATAGCTAAGTTATTTTTAACTCGGTGATGTGTCTCTTTTAGTAAAATTTCTTTTTCTTCTAATGATTTTTGCAATTTTAATTCTAGTTCTTTCCTCTTAGTAATATCAACTACAGTTCCCTCAAAAAAATCTTCTTCGGGATATAATTTGAATGAAACCAAAGCTGTTCTAATATCCCCCATTTTATCCAATATATGGACTTCATGATTCTCAATGAAACCTTCTTCTTCTAATTTCCCCATAATATTATCAATTTCATCAGGATAAGGAAATTTGACAATTGAGACATCATTCAATAGTTCTTCTTTGGTATAACCTGACAGTTCAGTTATTTTCTTGTTAACATCAAGTAATTCCATTTTATTTATTCTACAACGAAATATTCCCACACGTGCATTATAAAATAGGTCGTAATATTTTTCTTTATTTTTCTTTAAAGATTCTTCCGCACGTTTTAATTCAGTTATATCTTTAATAATAACACAAGCTTTTCCTAAGCTTTTTTCTGGTTGTTTAAGAGCACTTTTTATATGCCCTGTGAACTTTTCACCATTTTTCTTGATGAAAATCAATTCACCCTCTACATTTCCCTCTTTTTTTCTTGCTTCAAGATAAACAGATGTCCGAGAATCAGTTGCATCCACAAGATCTGATCTCTTCAAATCACACCATTCATCCTCAGTGTAACCAAAAAGTTCACAAGCTGACGGATTCGCTGATAAAACTGTCCCATCTGATAATGTTAATAATATGGCATCAGGACAGTTATTAAAAGCAAACTCATATTCTTTGTTAGTAATAACCATACGTAACCACACTCCACGAACTAACCCATAAAAATGTTTATATTCGATCTGGTTCCACCGTATATAAGTTTTTTGCCAAAATAGAGCATGATAAACCATTAAGGATCTCCATTAGAATCCCGCATTACCCCAAATTAGCACATCTCTAAGATAATTCCTTTAAATTCTTCTTTTTTGTACTGATAATCAATTGGATTATGAATTTTTTGGTAGTAAACGCACATATTCCAAGTCATTTATTATAATACCCATCAGAACACATCATTTTCTCGTAAAACCTTTTGGCCCGATCCACATGGCTACAGGTACCTCTATAATGGAAACCGGGGCATGGTTGGCAGAACCACTCACCTAAATAATAACTGACTTCATAAAATTCCTTTACAGCTAGCTGTAAAAGGACACCATCATCAAATATAACATAGATGCCTGCCAGGTCTGGATCCGTGGCATATTCGATCGGTTGAAAAACAATAATCAACCCCTATTATGGCCAAATCTCCGGAAAATATGATTAAAGAATCCTTTCAACTGATGCAACCAATGAGAAGGAGTGGTGTCTTTGTTTTCTAAGTACCGAATCCTAGTATCTATGGCCCGTTCTGTTCGGTTGAAAATTTCAGCCATTTCTTCCTTACTGATTCCCCTGTCTTTATAGGTTCTGAGAAGGTCATCATCTTCTGGTGACCAGGACCTTCTATGATTCAAAGGTTTACCCTCCACGGGTGGACGTTCCATTGCTAAGAATCTGCGGCGGCGGCCCATAGCATCAGGAGTGCGCATATGAAACCCTTTAGCCTTTTCAAATTTGGTTTTAATATGGAATTCACTGCTAATCTGGGCATCTGTCATTCCTTTGTCAACACATTCGTTGAAGAATTTTTTTTCCTCTGGACTCCAACGTGGTCTTTTTCCCATTTTTTACACCTCTTTCTTTTTAGATTTCACAATATCAGCAAGTAACAACTGAACTTTAGTCAATAAGGGACGGTTTTTGTTTTCCAGGATTTTCTTAGCACACTCAGCCACTTCTTCTTCTGAAGGGTTAAGATTATCGTCACTTGTCAGAGAAAGAGCACATTCAGCGATTAGATCCCGGGCCAGTATAGTGTGAACCTGGTCCAGTAATTGTTCATCTGGATTGTCATCTTCCTGGATGATTTTCTCAGCGTAATTTGCAATGTCCAGGATGGATGGGTTTTTCTTCCCTTCACTGTCCAGAAAGGTTTTGCAGTCTTTGATTAATTCTCTGGCAGCTTCATCATCAATAGCCAAATATGCTGCTGGTTTCTTTTTAGTGGGTGTGGAAATATTCATAGGAACATCAAGTTCCTTGTCACTCATCACAGTGAACAGCTTTGTAGCCCGCTTATATCCTGGGTTAGGTCGTTCCCCACAATAGATCACCCCCACCTGGGCCCCAATTGGGATCCAGGCCATAGAGTCATCCAGGGTCACACCTCCAAAAAGAGCTATACGGCCATCCAAGCCAACTAGTCGGCCATTGGAATCTTTCAACTCATTGTCATCTGAAAAAATGTATTTATTGCGGTGGTAGTTGTCAGCGTCTGGAACGCATTCTAGATATTCGCCCTTGAATGATTCCCCAATCACTGTTGGTCTCCAAACACCGTCACGACCTTTAATTTCTTTTAATCCTTCTTTTCTATATTTTTCTTTTATTTCCCTAATTTTCCCTCTCTGTGCACTTGTTAAAGCCATTAGGTACACCTCTACTTTTTTTTTATTATTCAGTTGCTGAACTTGATTTTCTGATTTCGTATTCTCTTTTTAGGAGTTCTTCCAGTGCTGTCCTGGTCACTCCAACCTTGGTGGCTTGAAAACCAATGGTGTCGTGGCCAGTGAATTTATTCACTTTCCAGGGTTCGCAGTTGAATCTGTCTGAAATTTTGATGATGCTTGCAATTGCAGGTCCTGCTTTTTCATAGGCGATGTCTTCAGGGTTTCTGTTGAGCCGTTGTTCCAGTTTTTCGATTTCGGATTCTTTGTTTTTGATTTCTGATAGAATTTCGTCGGTTCGGCTCATGATTGCTTCACATTCTAGTTCGAGTTTGGTTATCATCACTCTGTGTCGTCTAATTTGTTCCCATACCATGTCGTCTGGGTTGGATAAGAGTTCGGCAACATATTCCAGGGCATCTCTGGTTGTTAGGCCATGGTTTTTTAGGATTTCACCAACCCATGGTTCGATTCGGGCACTAACGATCTTGGTTTTGGCCATTACGAACTTTCCCCCTTTCTTTCTTCTTTCTTAATAAATAATAATAATAATAATAATAATAATAATAATAATAATAATAATAATAATAATAATAATAATAATAATAACTCTACAAATGTATAATTAAAAACCAAAGTGTAAACGTCATACAGTAATACGTTTACACCCCAGGATCCAGATCCATTTTCAAAAATCCAAGTGTAAACGTCATACTGTAATACGTTTACACCTAAACATCCAAGTAAAAATCCTAGATTTACACTTGAAATCACCCCACATACACCCCTTCCAGTTCACTTGGATTATGAACTCCACCAATCACCATCAATAATATGACAATGATTAAAAGGGCCAGGATACCTGTACTTGGATAAAAAATTCTTCCAAACAGACACCCTTTTAGGATATAAACTCCGTTTCATTGTGTTATACCACCTGTTCCAAGATTTTACAAAGCTTCTGAAAGTCGTGCAATTCTAACAGATAAGATTCGGCCTCATAGGTGAATTTAACCTCTTCCTCAATCATGAATTTGCCAAGCTCTGTGAAAGACAAGAGGTCCCGGCCAGGGCCTATTTTGGCTTCCAGCAATACTTCACCTCGGTATTCCTTGATGTTCACACGATATTCCATATCAAGGACTTCAGCTGCAGTTTCAGAAATAGGAAAAACTTGGAGGCCTTTGTTGTGTTCTGCTAGAATCAAATTGCTATTCATTTTTACAATCCCTCCTCTGCAAATGGCACATCGCAATTAGTACACGCCTGCCCGCAGGTGATTCTCAATGTTTGCTTCTATGGTTGCGGCCATACCCTCTTCACTGCCAGGATCTATCCTTTCAACCCTTATCCGGACCTTGAAAATCAGCCCTTCCGGCTCATGGCAGTAAACCACATCACCATTTCTAAGTTCGGCCCCATGCCATTGGAGCCGTTCAACGTTTGTATCATCGAAACAACCACAAAGAGGCCAGGTTTTCGTGGTGATGGATGAAATTTCCATCCGAGGGTTTTGCTTCAACTGGTCCAGGATCATCTGCATACCATCGTGGCCTGCGAAGTAATCCCTCATACTATGCCACCTCCATGACAAATTCAGGAATGTAATCATCTAGGGCATGGTCTTCCTCTTTTACTCCAGCCCCACACCAACCACAGCTTTTCCCTTTAGGTGTCTTGATGACTTCCATATTTTCTTCAAGCAT